CCCCTATTTCCACATCTGGACTACCACTAGTTGCAGAAGGACCGCAATGAGCTCCGCCCGGTAATGGACATAATGAATCTGGTTCAGCACCGTTGCCGTTAAGGACAACTAGGATTCCACCAACCTTGACTTTATTGTTGGATGCATTTAAGTTGCCACCGCCATGCGTATTTGGATCACCGCTAACACTGATTGGTTGGTTGTTTACAAACACGTTAGAGTTGTTTGATGCAGTTGTACTTGCACCGCAACTACGTGAATCTCCATTTCTATGAACTTGTGGCAAGAGCTATTCCTGTACTTTGTTTAATATACATATCGCTGGCATCTTTTGCTGACTTAACTACGCATATAACATTATTTATCTTTAATTTTACTTTAGTATCCGGTGCAATTGTAAACATATATGGCGCTAATGCCATTCCGTTCTGTGCTGCAATTAAAATGTAAGGTTTAACAACTGTAACTACATCATCGTTTTCATCTTCAAAACGTGCAATCATTTCTTCACCTGAAGAAAGTTTGATACTTATTACATCACCTACTTTGTATTGTGCTTCTATTAACATATATTATCCTTTATAGTGAATGTCCAGTGCCATTGTAGTTTGTATCTTCAATGTACTTGACTAGTTGATCGTACCCACCTATTTTGTTGCCACTAACAACAATCTGTGGGAATGTTCTGGCAGTTGGAAATTCTTCTACCATAACTTCTCTTGTGAAATCTTTATCTAACTGCTTGTATTCAAAATCTAAACCTCTAGACTCGCATAACCTTTTAGCGGCGTCACAATAACCGCATTGTGTTTTTCCATAAATTGTAATCATAAACTCATCCCTGAAAATGTATCTTCACTTACATCTTTTTTCACACCGCCAATAATATAAGAACTAATCTCTGTCTCTTGTGGTGCTACTTGCACTTCTGCTCCACTAATCCATTTTTGTGTCCATGGTAGTGGGTTTGCTTGTGAAGTTGTATAAGGACACTTCATGCCAAGTCCTATCATACGCTTACAACAAATCCATTCAATGTAATCGCTCAACAACTGTGCATTAAGACCAATCATTGATCCATCCTTAAACAAATAGTTTGCCCATTCTTTTTCTTGTTCAACTGCATCAACGAACATTTGTGTTACTTCATCTTTACATTCTTCTGCAATCTTTAGGAAGTCTGGGTCTTCTTTTGTTAACACTTTTGATAACAAGTACTGTGTACTTGCTAAGTGTACGTTTTCGTCACGGGCAATAAACTTAATAATCTTAGCATTGCCTTCCATCTTTTTAAGTTCTGCAAATGCCCAGGAGCATGCGAAACTTACATAGAAACGAATTCCTTCTAAAATGTTAACACTATTCATTGTTAACCAAATCTTTTTCTTTAATTCATATTCATCTACTTCAACTGTTTTACCGTTTACTTTGTGTTTACCTACACCTAACAATTGGTAGTATTGTGATAATTCAATAAGCTCATCATAGTATTTTGAAATATCATCACCACAGTCTGTAATTTCTTTACTGTCCATTAGCTCGTCAAATACTACAGTAGGATTAGAATAAATGTTACGAATAATATGTGTATAACTGCGTGAGTGAATTGTTTCACTAAATGTCCAAGTCATAATCCAGTTTTCTAGTTCTGGTAAACTTACAATAGGTCCAAATGCTTCTACTGGTGCTCTGCCCTGTACACTGTCTAGTAGGATTTGTCTTTTGAGATTACTTGTAAAGATATGTTGTTCATGCTCTGTGAGATTTTTAAAATCCTGTGAATCTTTACTAACATCCACTTCTTCAGGACGCCAAAAGAATCCCAACTGTTTATCAGTTAGTTTATCAAACTGTTTGTATTTCACAGTATCATATCGTTGAAAGCCTAATTGGCCATCTAGAAATGCATTACATTCAGTGTGGTATTTTTCATTTTTTGTGTTTAAAATTGTCATTCATGTGTTTCCTTAAATTGTGCAACTATCACAGTAGTCTTCATATTCGCCGTCTGATTCAAAACTATCTCTTCCTAATAGTTCTTCTTTATTTTTCTTATCAAAATCAATTTCACCCTGTCCGTCAAATGTATTAAAGTAATACAATTGCTTACCACCATACTTGTAGAACATTACAAGATGTTGTAACATGACACTCATTGGTATCTTTTCATCTTCATAGAATTCTGGGTTATAGCTTGTATTAACACTGATACCTTGATCGATATATTTTTGTAATACTGCCATAATTTTTAAATAACCTTCTGGACTACGCTGGTCCCACAGTAGGTCATATTTGTTCTTTAAGCGTGGATAACCAGGAACCACTTGCTTTAGTACTCCGTGTTTGCTTTGCTTAACACTAACAAATGCACGAGGCGGTTCAATACCGTTTGTGCTATTACTAATTTGTGCTGATGTTTCAGCAGGCATAAGTGCCATTAGAGTTGAATTACGGATACCTGTTGCTTTAAGTTGTTTACGCAATCCTTTCCAATCTTGTCTTTCTTTGTGAGGTACTAGCTCATCTAATTCTTTTTTGTATGTTTGATTAGGAGTAATTCCATCGCCGTATTTTGTTTCATATATACCATCAATGTTTCCTTTATCAATAGCCAAATCTGCACTTGCTTTAATTAAGTAATAACTCCAAGCCTCTGCCCATTCGTCTACTAATGCTAATCCATCATTATCAATGTCTTGATAGTTTAAATCATGCTTTGCTAACCAAAATGCAAAGTTAATAATACCAACACCCAACGGGCGTCTTTTCATTGTACTTAGTTCTGCTGCTAATACTGGATACTTTTGATAATCCAACAGTTCATCTAGTCCACGCACTGCAAGTCTACATACTCGTTCAAAATCTTTTGGAGATTTAATGTTACCCCAATTGATTGCACTTAATGTACATAAACTAATTTCGCCTTGTTCGTCACTGAAAAAAGATAACGGTTTAGTAGGCAAATTAATCTCACAACATAAATTGCTTTGCTTAACAGGTGCTACTTCGGGCTTAAACGCTCCATGTGTATTTGCATGATCCACATTCATTAAGTAAATGCGTCCTGTGTTTTTGCGTTCTTCCATAAACTGTCCAAATAGTTCTGCCGCTGGCATAACTTTCTTTCGTGTTACTGTACGCTCTGCTTCTTCATATAATTCTTTAAATTTGTCTTGATCATCAAAAAAGGCCTCATAAAGTCCTGGAACATCACTTGGTGAAAATAAACTAATATCTCCGCCTGTGAGTAGACGCTCGTACATAAGTTTATTAAACTGTACTCCATAGTCCATGTGTCTTACACGATTATCTTCTGTACCTTTATTGTTCTTTAGAACAAGTAATTCTTCTGCTTCCATATGCCAAATTGGATAGTATAGTGTTGCTGCTCCACCTCGTACTCCACCCTGTGAGCATGACTTAACTGAACTTTGGAATAGTTTAAAAAATGGAATAACACCTGTGTGTGATGCGTCACCATTTCTAATTGGGCTTCCAATTGAACGGATACTGCCTGCACCAATTCCAATGCCTGCTTTTTGACTTACATATTTTACAATAGCACTACTAGTAGCATTAATAGAGTCAAGACTATCATCGGTCTCAATAAGTACACAACTGCTGAATTGACGTTGCGGCGTGCGGAGTCCGGCCATGATAGGAGTAGGTAAACTAATATCAAAATTACTAATAGCGTCATAGTATTCCTTTACATATTTTAATCTTGTTTCTTTTGGATAACTGGCAAACAGTGTTGCGGCTATCATCATGTATGCAATCTGCGGTGTTTCGAATATTTCACCTGTAACACGATTTTGTACTAAGTACTTTCCACGAAACTGTTCCATGCCAACATATGTAATGTTTTCATCTCTGTCGTGTTTAATGTAATTGTTTAGTTGATCAATTTCTTCCTCGCTATAAACGGAGAAAAAACTTTTATCGTAATAACCTAGTTCTACATTTTTAAGTGCTATCTCTTTAAGATGAGGAGGCTCAAAAGATTGATAAACTATCTTTCGCAAATGATAGTTAATTAATCTGCCTGCTACCCATTGATAATTTGGAGTCTCTTCACTAATAAGATCAGCTGCCGCTTTAATTAGTGTTTCTTGAATATTTGCACTTTCAATTCCGTTATAGAATTGTAAATGACTTTTTAATTCTACTTGACTTGCACTTACTCCTGCTACATCATTACATGCATAAAATACGACTTTATGCATTTTCTCTAGATCTAATTCTTCGCGAGATCCATCGCGTTTTAATATTGTTATATCTTTACCCATTATTCATCCAATTTCTTTCGTTTATAGTTTTAAAAAACTATTTTACCAAGGTACTTACTTCAATTTCAGTAAGTACATTGAATTCATTCATTACTTCTTTTGTGTTTATAGTATCATAATTATAGTTTAAAATGTACATATTGTCAACTAAAACTATTAACTTTATTTCACTATTTTCCACATTTTGTACATGTAATATTCTACAAGGAATATCACAATAATGTAGAGTGTATGCCATACACAAACCTACAACATTTTCATCGTAGTGATTTGTATTTAGCAAGTCCCAAGGATTAGGCCATGTAGTGTGATCATACGGATCAATAACTCTAGTACCCAAGGGCGTAGTTTTCCAAAAATCAATTACAACTCTTAGTTGTGCATTTTTATCTGAAACTTCTACTATTTCTTTTCTTAATTCGCGCCACCTACGAAGTCTAGGTTTCAGCGGTAATTGCCACGTGTCTTTCATTTAATTTACTTAAATGATTTTTGCACATATGTAAATGTATGTGCGTTTACTATATCTGTTGTTTTAAAATTAAGGATAAATTTATCTGTACTGTTATCAGTTAAACTAAATTCAACTGGAATTGCACCTGTACTAATATCAAACTCATCTTTAATAGAGCTTGTTGTTGGTACTCCTGATGCGTTATCAAGTAGCATAGTTAATGTGCCTCGCCTTGATGCTGAACTTGTACTTAGCGTGTATTCAATTATTACACTTTCTTTATTGTCGCATAAAAACTCTATACCTGTTGCTTGTGCTACTCCCGATGCGGAAGCAGTAAAGGAAATTTCTTGTGTTGGATTAGGAAACGCTTCTGCATGATAGCCAACTTCTTTATTATAATAAAGTACAAATACATCACTGTTTGTAGGAAGTCTTGCTGCTGGTGGTGTACCTGTATCAACCAGTCCATGAGTAAATGATGCTTTTGAATCAGTAAATGTGATATTACTAGCCGATATATCTATGTTATCAGTGTCTGGATTAATTTTTATGCTATATGAATAGTTGTCTAATGGCGCCATTAAATCCATATCAATTACATCACCATTTGCAGAAGTAAATTCTACTTTTGCTGTAGTATTTGTGCTTGCAGTAATATCGCATACACCTGTAATTGGTTCTTGTCCTATGAATAATCGTTGATGATCAGTAGCAAGACCTAACTCGCCCGGAAGTAAAATAGGGAGAGAAGATAGGACTCCTTTTCTTGCAGTGATTCTTGCGTTTGTTGTTGCCATTATTGTTTCCTTATGTTAATGTATTTATGATAAGCGATAGAATTTTTCTAACCTTTGAGCCCATTTCATTTCCCAATCTTTGAAATCTTCTGGGTCACTTTCAAACAGTTGCCATTCACAATCGCCACTACACATAAAGATAGCAATACGGCTAATATCAGTGCCATACATCTCGTTGTGTGCGTTTGCGTATGCGGCGCCTTGTAGGAAATAATCATCAATCCATTCACGCTTTTTAGGTTTATTTGTTTGTTTAAAGTCCATAATAGTTGCTTCGCCTTTGTATACACCAACTAAATCTGTTGTGCCTGCATACAATTCTTTTGCTACTAAGTTTACTTCTGTACCCCATATTTCATCAATATCATTTTCAATGTTATCCACAACCACTTGTGCCATTGCTTTAGCTTGTTGATGTACTATATTGTTTCCTGGGTTATATGTTTCGTATTCTCCTAATGCCCAATGTTCTAATATATTGTGCATAACTGTTCCACGATTTGCGGCAGTTGTTGTAATACGCTGTGCTTCTTCTGTACCAACACGCTTACGCCAATTTGCTAACGCTTGTCGCTTTTCTGCTGGTTGTGTAGCACTTAGGATTGTTGTTACACTTGGAACTGGATCGCCCCAAGGATTTTGATATAGACGCTTACCGTCTACACTAGTTCGTTTAAATTCTTGATATGGGTATTGATTTATAATTTTAGGCATACATAAAGTATACTATAATTAAGACAGGATGTCAACGACTTTTGGTAAAATATAGTTATCAAATGCCCATTTATTTCCTTTAGGGCTCCAATGATCGTCGTCCATTGAAACAATTAAATCATGTTTCATTAATAACTCATTTTTAAGTATGCCATGTGCTGTCATTGGGTCAACTTTTTTGTCTTGCATAATTTTATCAAGTTCATTAGGTTTATTAGAGTCGTGTAGGAATAGTTGTTCGGAAATATATTTTTCAACGCCAAAATGGTTGGTCATTTCCCATGTTGCGCCTCCCATGTCTTGCCCTTTGATATCGTTTGGGTTGAACATTAAAGATAACTTTATTATATGTTTAAAGTTATAAAGTTTATTAATGTTATCAAACCATAATTGATTATATCTTAGATAGTCTTCTGAAGTTTGCTTAACTACTAATGCAGTGTTTAGTTGAGGTAGTATACTAGATGGAATAGGTGCTGTGCCTATACCTGCCCCATTGGTTTTACCCTGTCCACTTTTCCAAAAATGATTATAGTGGCATTTTAGTGTATAATGGGGGTTACTAGTTGGTGCTTCTACAAAAGTTCCATCTCCGTCACCTGCTTGCATCATTACTCTATGATTAAATGTATCGCTAGTTATTATAACATCAACATCATTTATTTTTGCATCCAGTAATGCTAGCCGATAGTAGTCGTATCCTCTACCGCCAAGTGAGTAATTATAATATTTGTGTTGTCGGAAGTGCTGTGATAATAGCCAAGTCCAAGAGTTTTCTTCTTGTTCATATTGGTCATAGGCCATATAGCTATCACCTATAAATGCAATTTTCATATTAAATTTCTATTTCTGTTAGTCCAAATTCTCTGTCTAAATATTTGTATTCTACTTTCACTGGGTCCCAAATCTTTATGTGTTCTAATACTTCATTTGGGTCAAATGGTCCACATGTGTATACATCTAGTTGTATTAGTGCTGGGTCAACATCATTCCATACATGACAAGCAAAGTGTGATGTTTCAATAATAACAACACAAGTTGGTCCGTTGTTACCGGGCATATAATCTATGTTTGCTGAGATAGGACCTTCTAGTATTTTCATACCAATTTTGTCCACGAGTTCAATCATCCACGCTTTGAGTTCATCTTCTAATGGTGGCTTGTTTGCTTCAATTCTTAGGATGATATGCTTGTGTACTGGCGAAAGCATACTACTACCAATACACGTACCATTTAAACGTTCTATTAGTAGACGAATTTGTTAATCTTTCAATTTTATATCCTAAGTCTGCAAAGTGTTTTATTACTTGTGCCATTTGATTTTGAATAGCACGATCAGTTGCTGATCCTTGCCATACTGTGTAATATTCTACACTAGTTGGATTTGGAAGTGCGTATACACCTGCGACAAATCCAAGTGAAGCATTTGCTGTTCCGGCACCAATCTCATATTCCCATGTTGCGCCTGCACTATCTTCAATTGTTAATACTAAGTAACCTGCGTCCTTAGATGCTGTTACACCTGGAACACTTGCATCATTTATATCAGATATAATTGCGTTAAGAGAAGTTCCTGATGTACCAAGTGTTATAGTAGAGCTGTCAATGATAAGTGTGTCACCTACGTTAACTGTGGGGGTGTTAACTGTACCAATTCTTTGTATACTTGGTGTTGAAACTGTCATTGTAGTACTATCGTCAACTGACGCTTCAAATTTTCCTAAGCCGCTTTGGGTGATAATAGCTTCCATGATAGCCTGTGTTTCTCTATACACAATCATATCCTGTGATGCTTTTGATCTTGCCTGGGCTGCGTTTAATCCTACACTCATTTGCTTAACTCTTTATCTACTTGTTTCTTAGCCATTGCTTTGACTTTTTTCTTATTTTTTTCTGGGTCAACTTTATTTAAATTGCTAGCACCCATACTTGCAGTATTAAAATACACTATACCATCTTTAATATTATTAACAATAGGTATGTTGTCTAATTCATCAAACAGTGACTGGTCATCAACATCTACACCCATTGCTACTAGTTCTCCAACTAGTGCGTCAAGTGGAATGCTTTCGACTCCTTCGCTACTTAATATAGACAGTAGATCAATTACTTTTGAATCTACTACTGATATTTCAAAAAGATCAGTGTATCTCATTGTATTACTTCTTTAATACCGCGAATGCTTGTTTTAAAATTTCTTTGTTAACTTTACCGTCGGCCTGTGCTTCTTTTACCATACTTAGTGCTTGGAGATATGCATCTTCTTTCATTTCTCTTCCACCATCGTCTGTTTCTGCACTTGCAGCATCGGCACCTTCAAAGTCGTCCATTTCTGGTGCTACTTCAATGTCGCCTTCAATGTCATCAAGTCCTGCATCCATACTTGTATCATCCATTCCCATGTCTGATTCTGGTGCTTGACCTTGAGCTACTAAAACTGCATCTGCCACTTGTGCGTTTGCTGTTTTTACTGCTTCGAGAGCCGAGCCAATTGCCGCTTCTGCTGATGTGTTAAACGCATCTGCTTCTGCTGTACCGACTTCTTCTTTCATTGCATTTGTAATACTCATTAACTCTTCTACTTGCATACTAGCTAAATTTTCAGCCATTTTCTGTAGATCGTCTGCCATATTTTTTGCTGCTAAAAGGACTTCTGCTTGGTCTAGTTCATTTTCCATTATTGGATTGTTTTCCATAGCTGTGTTTATACCTTCCAGAATTAGCAATAACTTCTGATATTGCTTATTGTTTACTTCTACACCACTTTCACGTAGTGCTTTAATTTTTGTTTCAGTAACTGTTTTTACTTTAGTTAATTTGGCATTGCCAGCACCAAAGTTAAAACTTGTACCAAATACTTCTTTAAGTGTTGAATCTAATTTGTTTAGATTCTTTACGTTTAATTGTTTTAATTCCATGTTATTACCCCACTAGAGTTTTTGTTATATATTGTATTTATGCTCAAAGGGCACTTTTGATCTGTTTTTTGATTTCTTTCATCTTATAAACAGCTGCACCTTGTTTTGCCATTGCAATATCGTGTTTACTGCTCTCTACAATGGTTTTGCACTTCATTTTATACGTTGCTGCTTCTTGCAACGAACTTGCGTATCTGTTATCTAACTCTAATAGTCTATTTACTTTGCTATCATTGTCAAATAGTAAACCTTTTACAATACCCATTGCTGTTTCAAACAATGCTAATTCACTGTGAATAATTTCATCACCTTCTTTGATATTATAAAATGTTTTTTTAATTCCTGGAACAATGGTTGTTTTTTCCATTGTAATTTCGTAGTTGTTTACTCTAACAGTATCACCTTTTTTATCTATCGCTGATAATTCAATATCATGCTCTGATTCTTTTACTATCTCTTTAGTAACCTGCGTAGTTGCTTCGTCTAATTTTTGTAAAATACTTAGCATACCTTCTGCATTTTTACTAACACTACCTAACATAGTAGGAGATGGGTTATTTTTCTCGTTTTTAACTTTTTGTGCAGCAGTTGGTTCTGTTGCAACTGATTCGTTTAATTTAGCAATGATATCCATCATTCCTTTTACTTCTTCTGTTGGCATTATAGGCTCCCTCTCATGCGTTCATAATATACTTTATTATTCTCCACTATCTTTTTAACAATATTTTTGTTAACTAGGCTTTGAATTAGGTAAACTTCACGCTCTGATAAATCGTCTTTGCATGTACGTTCTAATAAGTTTTCGTACATTGCACACTCGTGAAGTGAAATAAATGTTGGAATTCCGCCTGGGGTTTCAATGCTTTTCATTTATTTCCCCATCGCCAATTGTCTTAGGCGTTCAATTTCTTGTGCGTTTATATTTGCTTGGCCCTGACCTTGAGCCGCTAAATCTTCAATTTCTTGTCTGTGTATATCATCTGGATCTTCACTACCGGCTCTCGATGCGCCTTGTCCTGTTGCTACATTGCCTTGAGGAGGAGCACCTGCTACTGTTCTAGGTATTACAGTTGCATCTCTGGCTTGATCTTGTGCTGTATTATTATAGCGTCTTTCTGATCCTGATGGCTTAGTACCTTGAGCTCTAATAGTTGCTCTGCTTGGTTGTGCTGTATTTGCTGTTCCGTATGCTTCGTCTAATGATTTCCATTCATCATATGACAAATAAATGTCAGTGTCCGGATCGTAATACTTGCCTTCTTTTGGATCATAGTAAACTACTTTTCCTGATTTTGTAGGAAATGGGCCTTCTAATCCATCACGTTCTTGGTATTTTTCTCTGTTAATGCTAGGCAATTCCGACCAACCTTCGCTTACTGCACTTAGGTCTATAATGCTTGAAAATGCATCATTGTCATCTGCTTTTATTGAATTAATAAGTTTTAATGTTTCTGAAAAGGATAAATTTCTTAATTGTTCTGATACCTGATCTTTTGTAAGTTCCATTCCGAACTTAACATTTGCAAAGTCTATTACTGTATCAATTGTACTGTTGTTTATTAGATCCATTATATTATCCTCTCGCTTTATTTAGTCTTGCTGCAATACGACTAGCTGGATTTAATCGTTTTGTTCTTTGTGCTTTTTTCATCATTCTAGCACCTTTGGCTGCTCTAGTTCTTCTTAATACAAATCTCTTTTTGAGATTTATTGGAGCTGCACATTGTGATGGATGTGCAACTGGTCTACCTTTTCGTGGACCAACTGTGCAACGAAATGCTCTAGTAACCTTCCCGGCTCTTGCTCTAAATATTACTTTAGCTTCAGAAACGATAGTGTTATATGATTCGTTTAGTAACATATATTATCCGCCTACTAACGGTGTAACTGTTTGTAAATTTAACAACAATAGTACTACTGTGGATAACAATCCTGCAATTACTGTTGCTGCTGCTCCAATGACTAACTTATTGCTAGACAGTGATGCGGCTGTTTGTTTTTCTGATACCTTCGCCATGGCATCTGTTAACGAGTCTACTTTAGCCTCGAGTCTGTTTAATTTTTCTTCTAACACGCGATATCTCTCCGCACATAAATCTACATGTGCCTCTAGATTTTCACGCTCAAGTCTTGACTGGTTCATTGCCATATTTTGTTCTCACAATCTTTAGCAGCGTCTTATAGAGCTGATTTAATTTAAGTACATCCTTGCACTTATTATATATGTATTTATATGTTTTCTTGATATTTAAAGTACGTGTTTTTGTTCACGGTCAGTGTATCAACGCTTTCAGGATTAATTAATGCAGTTTCATCTAATGTTACATGAACTGGCATTGTGTTAAAATCCTCTTCTAACATATAAGTATCATTACTTTCCTTTACCCAAGCATCTGCTGTTTCACTAGCAAATTTAAGAATCCAAACATCATGTAATCCAGTAAAACTACTACCAAATTCATGATCAGATACATCTTCTGCATCTAATTTAGCAACACTGCTTAACACAGGTTGAGATCTTAAACTTATACTTTGAATAAAAGTATTTAAATTTTGGGCTTGGAAAAATCCTTTAGCGTCTGCTTTGGGACTGACTACACCCGAGTCTGTTATATCTATCAGTGTATACACTGTATAAAAATCTGTTGAGCCTGTTAACACCTCTACTGGTCTACTTGTGCCCATTTATTACATACCTGTCATTTTACCAGCAGCATAACCGGCAGCAAATGCACCTGCAGCACGGGCCACTTTCTGACCAACAGTTTTCTTTTCTTTCTGGTTTAAATTTAAATTATTTTCATCTGAAAACTTTTTAAACAATGGTGTTAAATCACTGCGTCTGGCATTTAGTCTATAATATTTGTTTAGTTGTGTAGAAGCTAACTGTTGTTGTTGGGTAGTTAAATTAGTCCAATCTCCTATTAGTCTTCTTGCAGCTCTTAATTTTGGATCTTGTATAGCTAAGTTCTTTTCTAGTTTATAAAAGAATGCTTTTGCTTGTCCAGGATTTGCTTGTCCAGTTTCAACTTTCTTTAAAAATTGCTTAATTTGTGTATCACTAAATTGTACTTTAGCAAGTAATAACTTATCTGCTTCAGAGTCAGCTAACCCGCCTGGCTTGTTTAATGTAAACATTGTTTGGTAAATATCAGTTCCACTAGGACTAGGCTTGTTAAATCCACCGTACATTCCTGTTCTACGTGCATATTGTTTAGCCACTGGTGCGTATTTGTAATCATTTGACATAGCGTAAAGACTTAGTAGTCCTACAAACAAATGATCTGTTAATCCTCTAGCACCTTCTGAACTTATTTGTTGTCTTGTTTTAAACATACGAGCTTCGCCCAATGACTGGATAAATGACAATTCTTTATTATCAGGTGTCATTTCATGTCCACCCTCCATGGCTGCGTATTGTTGTAATGTATATTTTTGTTCACTCATTTTTTATTCTCTTTTGCTATCGTATCACAAGTTTCACTTGCATATGTTTTAAAGTAACGTGGAGCAAATGCATGTAAAAATACTGCACCTGCGGCAAGTTTTAGTTTCCATGCAATACTCATTGCATGTTTAAAGTGTTGCCAGCGTGTCATATCCGCCTCTTCTAAATGCAACTTACATTGCTTACTTAACATTTAGTTGTTCCTTGCCATATTTGCAGCCGTAAAGCCTGCTCTGTTTACTAGTTTAACATCTTTGTCTACTACATATCCTTCACCGCCTCGTTGGCCGCCTGTATATGCTTCTACATCAGCATCTTGTGAATCTAATGCAGTAATAATCATATTCTTAACTTTCATTGCTCCTCTAATAAAATTAAAGGTTGCATTAAAGCCTTCTAAATTAGCATTTATATATTCACCAAGTCTTTGCTTTTTAGGTGCTGATAGTTTACTACCGTCTACCCATCTCATAAAGTCTGCGCCTAGTTTATCTAAGCCGCCTGTTTTAACTGTTGCATTAATATATGTATAAAGTATATTACCAAAGTCTGCCATTTTTAATTCTGGTGGTACATTAAATAATTTGTCAATTGCACCTGCATGTTTTCCTACAAATGCATCTAATTCGTCTATTGCAGGAATATCTACACCTGGTGATTTTTGTACCATAACCGGTGGCATAATAAATGTTGGACCGCCTTGGAAACTTGACATGTCAACACTACTCTTTTCGCCGTCTAATCCAATTGCCATATGTACAACAACACCTACATCACTGTTTGCAATTTTTTTACCAACATCACTGTCTAATTTTACTTGATATGTTGTAGTGTTAGGTTTAAATATAAACTTGTTATCTTTTACTTCTGGTTTTGTAAACCAAAGTAAATCTCCGTGTACATATCCTCTAAAATCTGCTGGTACTGTCGCTTCTACTTTAGGCCAAATCTCTTTCATTTTGCCTGCAAATGCTCCATAATCTTGTGGGTTTTTAGCATAACCTGGACGGTTTTTTAGCATAGCTTCTAAATCATCTGCACTAGTAACTTTACCATCATATCCTTTAGCAGTAAATCCACTCTTATCTGTTAATATAAACTCGCCGTTTTCATTACGACCAAATATAACTGCTGGTGAGCCGTCCCATTTAACAGAAACAGTATTAGGTTGTTGTTCTACTTGATGTAATGTAGCAATGGCTTTTTTTGCTCCAGCACTACCGTCCCATAAGATGAGATCTTCTAAATGCTGAATTCTTGCACCTTCTTGTAGGTCTTGTGCAGTTGGAGTATATAAACCCTTGCCCTTTAGTCTAATATTTCTTAGGTTTCGAGGTTTACGCTTGTGTGATCCGACAATATCTGTTACTTTCATTTTGGACCCCTGATCTTTTTAACACCTCTGTTAAAACGTTCTGGGTCCCTATTTTTGATACTTAACATGATACGCTTAGTTAAATCTTGAGCGGTATCGCTATCGTAGTTAGAATCAATCATCTCTAAAATATTGATAATGCTACTGATTGCATTGTTTCCTTTGCTTTCAAGTAGAGCTGTTTTGTCCTTTTTGGGTGCTAAAGAGTTAATTT